GATTTACAATGCTGTTATGAAAGATAACCCAATAGCGTGGTTAATAATGGGATTAACAGCTTTAGTTGGTGTTATTGCATTAGTAGTAAATGCAATGGGCGATGAAGATGAAGCGCAAAAAGAAGTTATTGCTAATAGAGAAAAAGAATTACAGTTAATGCAGGAAGCTGACAAGGCAATGCAGAAAGAAACTGATTTTAGAAAAAGTTTAGCAGAGGCACAAGGTAAAAGCGCACAGGAATTAGCAGCATTAAATGAAGAGTTAAGCAAACAAAGAATAAAGAGAATAGATGAAGAGATAAAAACAGCTAACAAATTATTTAAAGATAGACTTGTATTAATGAAAAATACAAGTGGAGATGAATATATTGAGTTACAAAAAGCTAATTCAGAAACTTTAAAGTTGATGAAAGATTTAGCTAATGAAAGATTAGATATTCAACGAAATTTACAAATACAAAATGCAAAATTAGAAACAGAAGCTAATAAAGCATCAGCTGAAAAATCCAAACAAAGAGTAATAGAGAAAAAAGAAGAATCAAATAAAGAGTTTGAAGATGCTTTAGCAGAAGCTGAAAGGTTATCTAATATTGAAATTGAAAAAGAAAAGAAATTAGAAGAACAAAGAGCAGCGAGACTAAAACAAATGCGAGACCAAGAAATCGCAGAGCAAATAAAAGCAGATGAAGAATATGGTAAATTATTAGAAGAAAAAGCTAAAAAAGAAGAAGAAGAAGAAAAGAAAGCATTAGAAAATAAAAAGAAAGCAAAAGAGCAAGAAGTTGCATTAACATTACAAGGTCTTCAATCAATTCAATCTTTAGCAGATGCTTTTGCAGGTAAAAGTGAAGGAAGTCAAAAGAAAGCATTTCAAATTAAAAAGGCTGCAAGTTTAGCACAAGCAACAATTGAAACTTACCAAGCGGCACAATCAGCTTTTGCAAGTCAAATGGCAATTCCAACACCTGATGCACCAATACGAGCAAACATAGCAGCAGCCATAGCAATAGCAAGTGGATTGGCTCGAGTAGCTGTAATTGCTAAAACTAAATTTGAAAGTGGTGGCGGTGGTGCAAGTGGTGGCGGTGGCGGTGGTAACTTAGGAACGTTTAGCCAAGGCGGTGGCGGTGGTCAACCTCCGCAAGGATTAACAGCACAAAACACAGTAACTCAACTAAATCCTGATGGCACAGTAGCAGGACAAGGAAATAGAGAAGCAGCACCAATGAAAGCGTATGTAGTAGAAAGTGAAAGCAGAGCAGTAACAGAAAGAGTAAACAAATTAAGTAATAATTCAAAAATAGGATAACATGGAAAATTTACCAGTTTATAAATTAGTAATTGATGATAGTGATGAACTTGGCGTAGAATGGGTGGCACTTGTTGACACTCCTGCAATAGAGACCAATTGGCATGCTTTTAAAGAACATCAATTTGAAAGTTACACAGACTATCCAAAACAAGCAAGTGAGAATGCTAAAATAGCTTTAAGATATGCAGAGGAAAACGGATGGGGTGATTGTGGAACTCCCGTTGGAAAAATTAGAGCAAATCAATTGGCAAATGGTGAAGCTATAAGTAGAGATACAATTGCGAGAATGGCTGCATTTGAAAGACACAGACAAAACTCACAAAAAGAGTTAGGCGATGGATGTGGTCGATTAATGTGGTTAGCATGGGGCGGAGATGCAGGTGTTGAATGGGCGCAAAGAAAATTAGAGCAAATTGATAGAGAAAAAATGGTTGTTAATCCAAGATCAGGAGAAAGCAAAGATGAATTTGTTTCACGTTGCATTTCTGTTGAAATAGGAAACGGAAAAGAACAAGACCAAGCTGCTGCTATTTGTTATTCAAAATGGGATCAACAAAACATGAAAGCTCAGTTTAAATTCTTTGCAGATAAAGAACGTAGATTAATTAGCGGAGCATTAATGATTTCTGATTTACCAATTTATAGAGCAGATGAAAGTGGCGAGTACTATGTAGTGTTTGACAAAGAACAGATTGAAAAAATAGCACAAAGATTTTTCAAAAAAGGATTTACTCATAACGTAAATATGATGCACGATTCAGAAAGACAAGTTGATGGAGTTTACATGGTAGAATCTTTTATTATTGACAAAACAAGAGGCATTAAAACACCTGAAGGCTATCCAACTTTAACAGAAGGTAGTTGGTTTGGAACTTTTAAAGTAGATAATAATGAAGTTTGGAATGACTTTATTAGAACAGGAGTGTTTAAAGGCTTTAGTGTTGAGGGGGCTTTTGCTCATAGAAAGCTAAAAGATGCCCCTGTAAGCGTTATCGAAAGTCTAGCCGATAGAATACACAACTTAAGAAAAAAAGTCGCAGAGATTGCAACTAAATGAATTTAATGTACTTTATAAAAAAACAAGACAATGGAAAATAAAAAACAAACGTTTAAAGAAGTTTTTTCAGATATGAAAGAATTGTTCAAAGATATTTTTCAAGACGAAGTAAAAGACTTGAAATTTGCTGACTACAAAGCAAAAGATGGTTCTATTGTTCGTACTGATACAGAAGAAATCGCAGTAGGTTCTAAACTACAAGTAATAACTCCTGAAGGTGTTATGGATTTACCAGTTGAAGTAACTGAAATGGTTATCATGGTAAATGAAATGCCAATGAAAGTTTACGTTGAAAACGGAGTTGTTAAAGGCATTGAACCTGAAGAAGTAATGGAAGAACCTGTTATGGAAGAAATGGCATCCGATAATAACGAACAATTTGAAGCAAAGTTCGCTGAATTAAACGAGCGTTTATCAAAGTTAGAATCTGCATTAGGTTTATCAAACCAAGCTTTAGAAGCTGCAAACGCTTCAATTTTAGCACAAACAGATTTAAACAGAAAGTTATTTTCATTGATTGAAAAAGTTGCAGATGCTCCAAGTGTTGAGCCTAAGTCAACTTCAAAAGAAAACTTTAAAAAATCAAACACTACAAGTTTAGAAGAATTTAGAAAAAAAGTATATAACTATTAACCAATAAAACAAAAAACAAAATGGCATTTTCATTTGATTCAATGACTGCTTATGTTGAAGAAAACAGAGCAGACCTCATCACCAAAGCAATATTAGGTGGTGTAACTTTAGGAAAAGGAGTTGACATCCGTACAGGAATTAAGTCAACAGAAAAAATCCCTGTATTAGAAAGTACAGTACCATTCCAAGCAGAAGCGTGTTCATTCACGTCTTCAGGAACTACTACTTTTTCACAGGTATCTATTGCAACTGTAGGTATTAACTTTGCAGAGCAATTCTGTTTAAAAGATTTAAATACTTACTACACTCAAAAGTATTTACCAGCAGGAGCAAACAATGATTCTTTATCAATTGCACAAAACATTATCGACAGAAAATTAGCACAAGTTGCTCGTAACGTTGAGAACATGATTTGGGCAGGTAAAACTACTTACACTAACTCAACTGTATTAAAACAAATGAATGGTTGGTTAGCAACAATTGACACAGCAGGAACAGCAGTAGCGGCATCAACTTCTACTTTAAATGCAACAAACGTTTTAACTATTTTTGATGACATTTATGCAAAAGTACCTTCTGCTGCAATTGCAAACGAGCCTATCGTTGCTTTCTGTGGTTATGATACTTTCAGATTATTAGCTGCTAAGATTACTTCAACTTACGGAATTTATGGTTCACAATACACTACTGATAATGTTTGGAACAATTGGGAATTAATGTACCCAGGTACTAACATGAAGGTTGTAGGCGTACCAGGATTAAGTGATGCAGCAGTTGATACAGGTTCAGTACCAACAGCAGTAAGAAATCGTATCATTGCAACTTACGCTTCTAACTTAGTATTCGGTACTGACTTACAATCAGACTTAGAAAACATCGAGGCATGGTATTCAAAAGACCAGCGTGTATGGCGTTTATTTGGTGCATTTAAGGCTGGAGTAGCAGTTAAATTCATCGACCACGTTGTTCAATACACTAACGCTTAATATTAACTAAGGGAGTGTAAAAGCTCCCTTTTAAAATTTATAACATATGCCCTGTATACTTACCGAAGGAATTACATTAGACTGCAGACAAGGTGCTGGCGGTGTAAAGAAAATATATCTTACAGAGTTTGCTAATGTTTCAACAATTACAGCTTCATCAGGTCAAGTTAGTGGAATCACAATGGTAGCAGGAAAAAAATTCTGGACTGTTGAGGTTGAGTTAGAAGATGCACAATTTGACGAAAATGCAACTGTATCAATTGAAAATGGTACAACTTTCTACGAACAAACATTAGTTTTTTCAGTTTATAAAATGACTGCTAAAAATCGCAATATTGTTCGTTTACTAACACAAAACAGATTGATGGTTATTGTTCAAGATGCAGATGATGTTTATCACTTGGCAGGTGAAACAAGAGCAATGCATTTAACAGCAGGAACTTCATCAACTGGCAAAGCAATGGGTGATAAAAATGGCTACTCAATTACTTTAACAGGCAAAGAACCTTTACCTGCAAACAAAGTAAATTCAGGAGTTATTTCAGGCATTATATAATTTTCCTGTTCGTTTGATTGATTCGAGAGGTTGCAGAAATGCAACCTTTTGTTTTTATGGTACTTTTTAAAATATGCAAATAATAAATAAAGGGCAAAATAATTTTCTAGTATTTACACTAACAGAAAAAGTTACTTTAAATAATCCTTACTATTTATTTAGCTTTAAACATCAAGTGTTAATGAGTACAGTTAACTTTATTGCAAGTGATGTAAGTGGCTTTCCTACTCGTTACAATAAATTTTTAATAACTGAAACAACAGGAGTTACTAATTTAACAAGTGGAATTGTATCTTTGACGGAAACAGGATTTTATGAATATGCAATTTACCAACAAACAAGTTCAAGTAATTTAAACGTTGCAAATGCAGAAGGATTACTTGAAATAGGAATGGTAAAAGTAGAAAGTACATTGCCTGTTGTTAATGCTTATGATAATCAAAATAAAACGATTATAACTTATGGAGAATAATATATACGATGTAATTAATCTTAAACTACAGGCACACAAAACACCTGTATTTAAAGAAGAAAAATCAAAAGAATGGATAATTTATGGAGCAGATAAAGAAGGTGGTTACTATAATAACTATCCTGGTTACTTACTTTATTTATTCAATCGTAGTTCTAAGCATAATGCTTTTATCAATGGCAAGGTTTTATACATTTGCGGTGCTGGTGTTGGTTTTGATAGTACTGATTTATCAATTCAAGACATTGCACTAGCTAATGACTTTATAAATAAAGAGAATACAAATTTTGATACTTTAAAAGACATTGTAAAAAAATGTGTATTAGATAAAAAGTTATTTGGTGGTTATTATTTAGAAGTAATTTGGAATAAAGCAGGTAACAACTTTGAGTTATTACATTTTCCTTATAACAACTTAAGAAAAGCAAAAGATGCAGATGGCTATTGGTATTCAAAAGACTGGAGTAAACAAAAACAAAGTCCAGAAGAAACCGATTTAGAATACATCCCTTTGTTTGATCCTGAGAAACCAACAGGCAGACAAATATTTGTTTCAAAAGAATACAGACCTGATTTAGATGCTTATCCTTTGCCTGATTATGTGGCGAGTGCTGTTTATGCAGAAGTAGATGTTGAATTGTCTAATTATCGTTTAAATGCAATTAAAAGTGGTTTTAATGCAGGAACAATTCTTAACTTCTCAAATGGCAGACCAACTGAAGAAGAAAAAGAGGAAATTGAAGCTAGACTAAAAGAGAAATTTACCGGAACAGATAGAGCAAATAGTTTACTAATTACATTTAGTGGCAACAAAGATTCTGCACCTACAATTGAACATTTAACACCTCAAAACGTAGATGCTCAGCTAACAGAATTAAACGACCAGGTTATTCAAGAACTAATTATTGGACATCACATTCCTAACCCTATGCTAGTAGGTATTAAAACAGCAGGAGAGTTAGGAACTAAAGACCAGATAAATGATTCTTACGAACTTTATAAAAATACTTACATTATTCCTAATCAAGCTGAAATTGAGAAAGACTTTAACTATTTACTTAAATTAAAAGGATTTTCAAATCGTATTTATTTAAAAGAGTTAGATCCTATCGAAGAACAGTTACCTATTGAAGAAAAGATTAAGGTAATGACTAAAAATGAGGTTCGTGAAATGTACGGATTACCTCCATTAGAAGAAGAAGTTAAGCCTATTGTTTCAAGTGCTATCCATAGATTTGACGACCATGTATGTGAACATTCTTTTGCTTCTCAAAGTGAAATTGATGAAGTAATTGAAATATTCAAAATGTTTGGAGACGATAGAGAAAATTACGAAGTTATTGAGCAAACCTTTATGAACGAGGATAATCGCTTTGAATTTGCAGTCGATGTAAGTCCATTAAGCAAACAAATTAAAAGAGACATTGTTGGCTTATTAGATAAAGACCCATTAATGGATAATAAGACAATTGCAGATACTTTAAGAATTAAAGAAGATAGAGTATCTGACTTAATCAATGACATGGTTAAAGAAGAACTAATCAAGGTTAAAGAAACAAACACAGGCGGACAAAAAAAAGATATTAGAGTACCAACAACAGAAGCTATTAGAACATCAAACAAAATAGGCACAGATACCGAAGATTATAAGATAATGTACACTTATGAATGGAGAACAGGAGTTAAGCCTGACAAAAGAAATTCAAGAGAATTTTGTGTTAAGTTATTGGATGCAAATAAAATGTATTCAAGAGCGCAAATAGAACAGATTAGTAAGATAGTAGGTTATGATGTTTGGAATTATCGTGGTGGTTGGTGGACTCGTAAAGGTGGACAAACAAGAACACCATTCTGCAGACATGTATTTGCAGCGAATGTAGTTAAGATAAAAAAGTAAAATGTATTTTGTAGACACGAAAATATTTAGTATATTGCATAAAAATAATTTTATGAAATACACTATTTATTTATTAAGATGCCCATTAACAAAAGATGTTAAATACGTTGGAATGACTACTAATGTTAAAAGAAGATATTATAAACATTGTGCTCCATCTAACAAAGATAACTATGCAAAAAATCAATGGTTAATTGAATTGAAAAAAAATAAAACTTTACCATTATTAGAAATATTACATTCTAATATAGAAGTTAAAGAAGCTATTGAATTAGAAAAAAAATATATTAATGAATATGATAATTTATTTAATATATTGGAAGGAGGTCTTATGCCACCTACACAAAAAGGTAAAAAATTTTCAGAAAAAACAACACAGAAAAAAATTGAAACAAGTCCACTTAAAAAAAGAGTAGGACAATTTGATAAAAACAATAATTTTATTTCTGAATTTTTTGGAGTTAGAGAAGCGCAAAGACAAACAAGAATAGACCATAGAAGCATTGCTGCTGTTGCTTCAGGTTCTAAAATAAGAAAAACAGCGGGAGGTTTTATTTGGAAATATATTTAAATAATGGCAACAGTATTATTATTAACAGCAACTTACATTAAGGATTACACATTTGTAGATCCTAATGTAGATGAAAAATACTTAAGAATTTCTATTGAAGAAGCGCAAAAGATTCACATTAGAAATTATATTGGTTCGGGTTTATACGATGAAATAATAAGCCAAGTAAGTACAAATACATTATCGGCTTTAAACACTACCTTATTAGATAATTATATAATCCCTGCTCTTAAATGGTGGGTAATGGTTGAGGCTGCACCTTTTTTAACTTATAAGGTAACAAATAAGAACATTGTAAAAAAGAATAGCGACAACAGTACAGGAGTTGATTTTAATGAGTTAAATTCTTTTATGAACTTAGTTACTGATAAAGCACAATACCATACTAAAAGATTAATTGATTATTTATTTGAGTATTCAGACCAATACCCGTTATATGATAATCCTGGCGATGGCTTTGATACTATTTACCCACAAGGTTATTCGTATGAAGAAAGTATTTATTTAGGCCGTAACCGTTCAATATTTAGTTATGAAGAAAAATTTGAAAAAAGAAAACGTTACTAAAAAGAGTGGATATAAACTCTTTAATAAAATTGAAATATTAAAAAAATTTTTGAATGATAACGTTAAACCAAGTAATAAAAAACCTAAATAATATTGCTAACGCACATTATCAAATCAATTCTTTTGGTAATGGTAGTGTTATTGAGTTTGCGACTAGCGGAATAACTGAATACCCTGCAATGTGGGTTGATTATGAGCCACCTGTATTACAAGGTAATGCCTATACTCATGTTTTAAGAATCTATGTAATGGATAGATTGATTAAAGGCAAACAAAATGAGTTAGAGTTATTTAGCGATATTCAGCAAATATCTTTAGATATTATTGCACAGCTTAACTCTACTATTTATGGATGGAAATTAGTTAGCGATAACGTTACTTTAAATCCATTTAGTGAACCTAGATTTGATGATGAAGATGCAGGTTATTACTTTGATGTAAATCTAAAAGTACCTTTCACTTATGATAGATGTCAAATACCATTTGATTCAACTATAACGAATGCAGGAACATCAAACCTAGTTACTATTGTAAATCAAAATGGAACTGTTATAACTACTTTAAAAAGCGGTGAGAGTTACACAGTAATACAAGTTAGTGGAATAGATGGAGGGGCTTCAAATACAACTTATACAAATTCGATAATACAAGCATGAGTACAATAACAGCACAGATACAATTAAGACGAGATACATCTGCAAATTGGACTTCTAATAATCCTATTTTATTAGCAGGTGAAATGGCTTTGAGTACAGATGTACTTTATACAGGAACTGACCAGCCACGTTATAAGATAGGCAATGGAGTTGATACATGGTTAAACTTAGATTATGTTCCTGAAGGCGGTGGTGGTACAAGTTATCCTGAAAATCTTTATTTAACAGTTGTAAATAAAACAGGCGATAATTTATTAGCTACAGGTTACAAAGTTTTAAAAGTACAAACAGCACAAGGGCAAAGGCTAGCAGTAGATTACGCTTTAGCAGATAGCAATGGAAATTCAGTAGATACTATTGGAGTTGTTTCTGAAAACATTAATAAAAATCAAACAGGAAAAATAATTGTAATTGGTGAGATAACAGGATTAAATACTACAGGAAGTTTACAAGGTGAAACATGGAATGACGGGGATGTGCTTTATCTTAGTTCATCAACACCTGGCAATCTAACAAAAGTTCAACCAACAGCACCTAATCATTTAGTTGTAGTTGGATATGTTGTTTATGCCCATGCTAATCAAGGAAAAATCTATTGTAAGGTACAAAACGGATGGGAAATCGGGGAGCTTCACGATTGTTACTTGCCAAGTCCTTCAAACAATGATGGTATATTTTGGAACTCAACTACTACTCGTTATGAGAATAAATCATTAAATGATTTAGAAACTTCATGCATTCAATCTATTTTTTATCCAGCAAACTTTAATCCAGCCGATGCTACTACTTATTATGTAGGAGTAGGAGATACACCTTCAACTACAACAAAAAACGCAAGCATTATTATTCCAGTTACAGGTAAAATAAAAACAATAGGTATTAATTCTGTTATTTATACAACGAATGGAAGTGCAGAAGATTCAACTTTTGCTGTAAGAGTTATGTCAGGTGGAATAAATGGCGTAGCAACTGAAACTAATTTTACAACAACTTATAAATTAAACACAACTTATAATTCTGCAACAATAACAGGATTAAATATAAGTGTTAATGAAGGTGACGCATTAGAGATAAAATGGATTGCTCCAACGTGGGTGACAAATCCAGTATCAGTAAGGTTAAAATTTAATTTATTTATACGATGAATTTTTATTATGAAATAAAACTAGAAAATGGTAAGTATAATATTTACTATACTGGTGGGGATTATGCTGGGTTAAAAGAATTTTATGCCTATGATTTAAGTGATCCTCAAACTATAATTCGTTATGGTTACAAAGAAATAAAATAATGGTACTTTAAAAAATAAAACAACATGGCAAACGCATTAAGACTAACAGCAAACGGTGGGTGTGAGTATATAGATAATAATACACCAAGAACAGGTAAAAAATATTACTGTTTTATAGTTCAAGCTGACACAGTAGTAGGCACATTAACAGGTGGCTTTGCTCCTGATACTACAACTAACTATTTAACATCAATTGGTTTAAGCGGTAAAACATTAAAGCAAGGGGCTATTATTTACGCTCCTGGTGATGCTGTATTTACTAATCTAACATTGACAAGTGGTTCAATTATAGCTTACGCAGAATGATACTAAGTTTAGGAATAACACCTAAAAGCTATTTTAATTTAGCTGTGCCAAATGATACAGACGCACAGGCTTTTATTACAGCTGCTAGTATAACTGACGGAACACAACAAAGCGCAGTTAATCAACTTGTTTTAGATTTAAAGAGTGCTAACATTTGGACTAAAATGAAAGCTTTATATCCAATAGTTGGCGGAACAGCTGCTACTCATAAATGGAATTTAAAAGACCCTCGCGACCTCGATGCTGCGTTTAGATTAAATTTCAGTTTAGGATGGACTCACGCTTCAAATGGTATGACGCCAAATGGAACGAGTGCTTTTGCAGATACTTTTTTAATACCAAATAATATTTTAACAACAAACTCGAATCATTTTTCTGTTTATACAAGAACAAATCAAACAACTAATGCTGTTCCATTAGGCTCTTATACAGATAGTAATAGACTAAACCAATTAAATATTTCTACAAATACGGGTTTAGTTTATTATACAGGGTCAGCAAGTACTGAATTATTAAGTTCACTAACTGATTCAAAAGGTTTTTTTATTGGAACAACAAGAGCAAACAATGATAGAAAAACATTTAGAAACGGAGTTCAGCAACAAAGTTTAACAACACTTGTTGGCACAAATTACAGTATATTCAAAATGTATGTAGGTGCAAGAAATACTTCAGGAAGTGCTGGTACTTATACCGCTCAACAAATAGCCTTCGCATCAATAGGAGATGGCTTAACAGATGCTGAAGCTGTAAATTTTAATACAGCTGTTACAACATATCAAACAACTTTAGGAAGAAACGTATAATGGAAGGCAGAATAGTAACAGAGCAACAAGCAAATGAATTACAAGGAGTATTCATTGATGCTGATACATTTTTTAATTTCGTTCAAGACATTGACGGAAAATACTTTATGTTTACAAGTGAACAGGATGAGGCTGAAATAGCAAATACTCAATACGCTTATTTATTAGATATTCCATTAAGTCCTTACACACCACCACCATTACCACTAATAGAATGAAAGAAACATTAGACTTAATCAAAAAACATGGCGCAACTGCTGTATTAGTATTGTGGCTATGGCATACTCATACGAGGGTAGAACATTTAGAAGCTAAGTTGTATAATTGTTTAGAAAGAGAAAGACTTGAGCAATTGTATAATAAACAAAACGAAGCTGTAATTCCTAAGAAAATAGAAGATGAAACTAAAAGTAGTTAGGGAAACTAAAAACGATGTTTGTACAATTGGCTCATTATATATTAATGATGTTTTCTTTTGTTATACATTAGAAGATAAAGACAGAGGATTGAAACAAAGTGATTCTCTTTTATTTATTCAGACAAAAAAGATTTTCGGACTTACTGCAATTCCTTCAGGATTCTATAAATTAACAGTTAATCAATCGCCAAAGTTTAAAAGGATGTTACCTCGTATTCTTGATACCAAGGGTTTTAGCGGAGTTTTGTTGCATCGAGGGAACTCCGCCAATGACTCACTCGGCTGCATTTTATTGGGCTATAAAAAAGGGCATAATTCAATATTTGAAAGCACAAAAGCTGAAACGGACTTAGTAAACAGATTATTGCTACATAATAACGAAGTACATACAATAGAAATAGTATAAAACAAAAAAGCACCCCGAAGGATGCTTTTAAGAGTTAGAAATTTTTATGAAAAACACAAAGAACGATGTACAAATATAAACAATTTAAAACAATATACAAATGTTATTACAATTAGTAAATGATACACTAACAACAGTAGTTAGTGAAGTAGTTAATACAGCGGTGGCAGTTCATGAAGTTACAGGTGGCGGAGCTTTCATTAATGGAGTTGATAATTCAGTAGTCGGATCAATAGTTACTTTATTAGTAGCTGCTATTATTCGCCATTGGGAAAAGAAAAAGATAAAAAAGAGAGCTAATAAGGATTAAAATTTTCTTATTGATTATCAATTAGTTAGCAATTATTATAAAAAATAGTTGCTTTTTTTTTATATGTTAATGTTAAAGTGATTAATAAATAGTTTAAATTTGCTTTATATTTAAAAACAAAGAACATGAAAACAACTAAAGAACAAATCAGACAAAAGTATTCAATTTTAACTTCACAGCTTATTTATAACATTTATGAGCCAGTAGGTGGTTATGATGCTGAATGGAAAAAGTATTTAACCAACTTAAACAAAGTAACTAAGCAAACTAAAAAAAATAAATTAGAATATACTTTACAAGAAATGTATCTTAATTATACACGTTAAAAAAACAAAGAACATGAAAATCACAATTGAAAAAAAAGAAAAAGTACAAATGGAAGTTCAACTACCATTATTTACTAAACAACATTACCATTATTACATGGTAGAAGAATCAAGAACAACCGTTTTATTTTTAGGAGAGTTTGAACATTCAATACAAGTTACTCAACACATGATGCAATACCCATGCAGCTATGAGAAAATAACAGAAAAAGAATATAACGAAGTTTATAACACAATTAAAAAACAAATTTATGAATAACTCTAATCAAATAGAACTAAACAATAACCTTGAATACTGGTATGGTTATATAGATGCTAACTTAGTTAACTACAATAGAATTAATATAAGTAATGTTAGCTTAGATAATACAACAATGGAAATGTTCATCACAGATACCGAAACTCACTTTTGTTTTGACTTTTATAAAAAAGGTCAGGTTGTAGGTAAGCATAAAATCTTCATTGGGAATAACCAGCTTGAATTTGATTGGAATTTACAGTTCAGTCAGGAACTAATTAAAATTTTTAAAAGCATAGATATTAAAAATCAAGTTATATTATAACGTATGGTGCTTTGCGAAGGGCAAGGATTAGAATTACAAATTTTAAAATAAGCACTAAAGATGATTAGAAATACAAATGTTCAAATAACCGATGAAGCCCTTGCTTTTGCAAAACCAATGTTATGTGCCGTAATATCTCGGACTGAAATAACTCAAAAGCTGAATAAAGTAAAGGGTAGATATTTTGTTTATTTGCTTTTAAAGGATAATGAAGTTATTTATGTAGGTAGGTCTTTTAATCTGTCTTGTAGATTAAGTTGGCATAAATACCGAAAGGATTTTAAAGATGTTTATTTGGCTGAATATGAAACATACGCTGAATGTTGTCAAGCCGAAAAGCAAATAACAAAATATTACTCTCCAGTTGAAAATAAGCTGTGGGTTAATTATGGCACATAACGGTTTGCAGCTAACCGATAGTTTTTGCTTTTCGCAAAAATTTTGGTTAGGTGCTGTTATAAGTAGTTGCGGATTATTAACTAATAAATTTAATTAGAATGACAAATACAGATAAATTACGTGAGCAATTAGCCACAGAAGAAAATGACTTAAAAGCACTTGGAATAGGTAAGAAACTTATTCGTGAAGAACGAAACGAAAGGTTTGAAGATAAATGGTTGCCTAAATTACAAGCAAAATGCAATGTAAAACACGATGTTCAAATGGGTAGATATACTTTTGAGTTGAATGGATTTGGGGTAATGGATTTTTACCCTAAAGCGAATAAGTTGCTTATCCGAAAACTAAATAAATGGAAACAACCAGCCTTAAAGTGGCTAATTGCGGAATTTCATTTGGAAACGGATTGTAGCAATTACTTATAACGTTATCGAGCCTTGCTTAGTTTGCTGACCACTTATATAATTCGCAAATTGAGCAAGGGTTGTGTTACCTGCTGGCGGTTTAGAATGCTGCTATAAGACTTTAATATAAAAAACTAAAACAAAATAATATGAAAACAAAAATTTACGGAGCATCAGATGACTTAATCGAAATTGAAGGATTTACTTATGATGAAATTGATTGCTATGAACATAAAAGACCAATTAAATTTGAGTGTTCAGATGGAACTATTGGAACTATTTTTTATAACGGAGAATGGAAAATAAACATAAAAAATGCAGGAAATAAATATTTAAGATTAATTGATTCTGTTGGTGATGAAAATAGGCATGATGAACCAAATACAACTATTCCATCATACTCAGATATTTTGATTTTAGATTCTGGAATTAAATGGGTTAAAATTAAAGGCAAAGTAATTAAGGATTAAGCCAAAAATATTTCTGATGATGAAACCGCTTGCAGGTAACTTACATCTTTGCGCAACTTTATAGCGACTTATTTAAAATTAAATTAAAAACAAATATGAAAATACCCGAAACAATTAAAACTAAAATGACAGAGTATTACACTCATGGAGACCACACAAAGCTAAAGCGTTATGGAATAACAAAGAAAAAGCCATTCAGCTTAGTAACCATTGGAAAGGCTTTTAAAGAGGGTGAGTGCCATGATGATTTACTTGACTTAATAGATGAATTTTATAACTTAAAAATTAAAAAGTATGGAAAATAAATTTTATTCAGATGGCTTAACAAAGAGAAGTTTACAAGCTTTAAATGATATTCAAAGAATTGAATCAGAACTTTACGATACTGCTGAAAGATTAGGTGAAGTACAAAGGGCAGAACTATACGACCAAAATTTAACAGAAAAGTACTATGTACTTCAAAATCAGTTAGAAACAATTACGGATAATTTTTTAAATTATAATTCAGTTAAAAATTAATTATTAAATTTGCAACCATGAAAACACAAGAACAAGCAATCCTCGATGCCTTATTAGGTGGGCAAGTTATTACAGGCTCAAATGCCTATCAAATAACAAAAAAAGAATGTGCATGTGGCACACTTAACCTTCACAAAGTATTAGCAAAGATTAGAAAAAAAGGTTACACTATTAATGAGCAATGGTGCATCAACTCTAAATCTAATACACGCTTCAAAGAATTTACAATAACAAATAAAAAACAAAAGAAAAATGGAAACTAAAACATTCGTGGGTAGTGCTAAGATAGTAACTACAAAATATGGAGAAGTAACTAAAGTATCATTCTCAGAAAAAGACATTGAAACACTAAAAGCAAATCTATCAAATGGATGGGTTAATTGTGTTATCAAAGAGAAAAGAAATAAAGTTGAAGGCAAAGCAACTCATTATTTAGAAATAGATAATTGGAAACCAACAGACCAATTTAAAAAAGAGAATGAGACAAAGACTTACTCAAACGAAACAAAGTACAGTCCTAAAATAGAAGATGATGGTTCTTTGCCTTTCTAAAACGGTAATAAATATTTTGCCTTTTTAATATTTTTAATTATATTTGCATTATGAAAAAATGTTTTAAATGTAGTTTAGAAAAACCATTAGATGAGTTTTATAAACATAAGCAAATGCCAGATGGTCATTTAAATAAATGCAAATCATGTGCTAAAAATGATGTAAAAAATAGAGAAAATATTTTAAGGCAAAATATTGATTATATTGAAAAAGAAAGAAAAAGAGGAAGAGAAAAATATTATAGATTAAATTATATAAATAATAAATCTAATAAAGAAAAAAAGAAAAAAATTACTGATAATTATAGAAGTAAATATCCTGAAAAATATTTATGTAAATCAAAATTAGGTAAAAAAATAAAAGCTAAATCTGGTTATAATTTACATCATTGGAGTTATAATATTGAACATGCTTTAGATATTATTGAACTTTCTATAAAAGAACATAATAAAGCTCATAGATATATTATTTACGACCAAGAAAGAAAAATGTATAGAGATTTAAATGGAATTTTATTAGATACAAAAGAATCTCATTATAATTATATAATTGAAAAAATAAACATAGAAGATTAAAAAAAAAATCTTATTCAGTACAAAAAAGTAAAAATAAAAAGAATTAAATCAATCTATTATGAAAACACAAGAACAAAAAACAGAAAAAGTATTATCAATTAACGAACGATTAATTGCTATTCAATCAGAATTAAAAGTTCCAAAAGGTAATTATAATTCATTTGGCAAGTATAAGTATAGAAGTGCTGAAGATATTTTAGAAGCCTTAAAACCACTTTTAAATAAATATCAATTAAGGCTTTCATTAACAGATGATATTTACTTTACTGACCATAAAATATTCATAAAGTCAACAGCATCTGTTTTTTTAAATAATGAATTTATTGCTGTAAATGGATTTGCAGAAATGAGCGAACATAAAGGAATGAGTTCAGAACAATGTACTGGCACAGCTTCAAGTTACGCTCGTAAATATGCTTTAAATGGTTTATTCTTAATTGATGAAACAGAAAGCGATGCTGACCATGATAATAAAAAAGAGGTAGCCCGTAAACCTGTTTTAAATGCAGGTACAGAGGCTTTTGGCAAAGCTGTTGAGTATTTAATGAAAGGTGGCTCAATAGATGCTATAAAGGCAAAATATGAGATAAGTCAAGAAGTAGAAACTAAACTAATAAAATCAATCTAATGGAAAGCACAATTGAAATATACAGCCCTGAATGGTTTATTAACCGACAAGGTAATTTCACAGGAAGTGAAATATGGAAGCTAATGACTGAAGCACGTTCTAAAAAGGACGTGCTATCCAAAACAGCAGAAACTTATATACTCGAAAAAGTATGGGAAAAGTTAAGCGGTGAAGTTAAACAAGGCATAAATAATTTTGCAACTGAATGGGGAAATGAACACGAACCAACTGCAAAAAAGTTTTATTCATCTGTAACTGGCAATGAAGTTAAAGATAGCTTAATGCTTTACTCAAACGAAATAAATGGCTTAACAGGAAGCCCTGATGGATTAGTAGGTGAAGATGGGTTAATTGAAATAAAGTGTCCTTACAATGGCGCAAATCATTTAAAACATTGCTTTATTACAAACGATGAAACATTCTTAAGTGAACAGCCTGAATACTATTACCAAATGCAATGCTATATGTTATTATCAGGTCGTAAATGGTGTGATTTCGTTTCTTTCGACCCTCGCATTATTTCAGACTTAGGATTGTTTATTTACAGGGTAAATGCTAATGAAGAGGTAATTGAAAAGATGACTGAAAAAGTAAAATTAGCAAGGGAATTATTTAATCAATATTTTGAATCTTTTAATGGAAAGAAAGGTTAAAAATAAAAAATGTAAGGAGTGTGGTGGAAACTTCACTCCTTTTAAAACAACTCAAGTAGTTTGTGGTGCTAAATGTGCAGCTAAATTAGCAGAAACTAAGGTATGGAAGGAAAAGAAAAAGGTAATGATTGAAAACACCCGTACCCGTACAGAATGGCTTAGTTTACTTCAAATAGTCTTTAACAAATATATTCGATTAAGAGATGCTAATAAACCATGTATTTCATGTGAAAGACCATTAACAAATAAATTTGATGCTGGACATTTTCTTAGTGTTGGCAGTTATCCAAACTTAAGGTTTAATGAAGATAACGTACATGGGCAATGTGTTTACTGCAATCAACATCAGCATGGCAATCAAATTGAATACGGGTTAAGATTACCTTTAAGAATAGGTCAGGATGCTTACAATAGACTAATGAATAAAAGAGGGGATGCGCTTAAACTAACCTTAGATGAAATTAAAGAACTAATTAAAATTTACAAATCAAAAATTAAAGAACATGGAAAAAGCACTAACAACTGAACAGGCAAAAGTAGAATTTGAATCACATCTTCTAATTGGTTTATTCAAGTCAACAGTTGAGCAATCAACACAATTAACTGGTAAATTTAAACATAAGATGAAAGCTGATTTTAATCTATGGCAAAAACAAGGATTTAAAATAGTTGAAGAACTTGAAAAAAGAAATATTACAGACGTTGAGTACTTAGATAAAATAGGAGATATTTACCATACTATGAACTCAACAATGCGTGATGAATTTTATAAAGGTTTGGAAAGTTAAATAATTTTTGTATATTTGCACTATCGGAGTAACGAACCGATTTCACATAACATCTACATTAAAAACATTTAGCCTCTAAGTGTTCGATGTACAGAGTAGATGCTGTACTGACCTCGTAAGTCAATCGAACATTTAGGGGTTTTTTAATTTACAAAATAATGGCAACAAAAAAATTATTTAACTCAGACCAAACTGGAAATTCTTTATTATGTTATGGTAATTACAATAAAGATGTTGTAATAACTTTATTAAGTTCAGATTTAGAAAATCGAACACACATAATTTTAAATACAAAAGAGGTTAAAGAATTGATTATTGAATTACAAACATTAATTGATAAAATGAATAATAATGGCTAAAGAATTACCATACTATAAATTTGAGCCTAATGAGTGGGAAAATGGAAATATTCAAATTTGTACTCATGAAGAAAAAGGTGTTTTTATTGATTTATGTTCAATTTATTGGTCAAGGCTTGGAGATGTTCCTTATAAATTAGCTGTTCAAAAAATATGCGGTGGCAATGCGAACGCATTAGATTCGCTATACGAAAATAAGATATTTGAAATAATTGATGGAAATATTTATATAAAATTCTTATCTGAGCAATTGAATGAATTTGAAAATACAAGCGAAAGAAACAGTAAAATAGCTAAAGAAGGTTGGGAAAAGAGGCGCAAACAAAAGCAATTAAGCGAAAGCAATGCGAACGCATTACGAACGCAAAGCGAAAGCAATGCCATAAGAGAAGATAAGATAAGAGTAGATAAGATAAAAGAAGATAAAATAATAAATATAAATGATGTTTATGATTATTTTGAATCAAGTGGTTATCGAAAAGATGTTGCAGAAAAATTTTATAATTATTACAATGTTTCAGATTGGAAAGATGCAAAAGGTAATAAAGTGAAAAACTGGAAACAGAAAGCACAATCAGTTTGGTTTAAAGATGAA